ATCTGACCCCCACCCTGAGTTGTGGTCTGGTCACTGGTCAAATTAATGATCACAGGAGTCTGTGAGGCTGCAGCCCCCGCACTCAGGTCTTCGTAACTTCCCGAAGAGTTCTTGTAGTAGAGTTTATTCTGAGTGAGTGCTCCCGCCCCGCTAGCCACAAAAACCGCGCCATATCCTGCGGGAACCGCCGGGAAGGTCGGCCCGGTTTCATCAACTTCCTGATACAGCATCGCAATGGGATCAATGACACCAGGAATCGTCAACTTGCCGGTGCTGGTGTTGTAGAGCAATTGACTTGAAGCTGCATTCCCAATTGCAAGAACATCAGCGTCTGGGCAATACATCTCCACATAGGAAGGTGCGGTTCCTTGCGTCAGTGTTGCCCCACCCCCTAGAGTGAAGTCCCCAAGATCGGTGTTGAGTGTCCCGCTCGTGGAATCCTGAATGTAGTACACGTCTGAGAGAGGGCCACGATCATAAGTTGTAATCGTGATGATCCCGCCTGCTTGCGAAGCCCAAATCAAACCTCTCGTTGCGGCGTTGATCAGAGCGACAACTTGCGCCGGGGTCAGACCAAGCGCAATAGCTACTGAAACCGGCCCCATGGGAGTTCCAAACCAGATTGTGCCTGCAACAGTGGTCGGGTTCGAACAGGCTCCCGCACCTACCAATGTCGTAGGGGTGCTATCCTGCGGGTGAACAATCCTTGTTGTCCCCTCTACAGTCCCAATTTTAAGGTTCGCCGGGGTCATAATCGGCAGAGTAACGTCCTCGTCGATACCAGGAGTCATGTAAATGTGGCTGACTGATCCCCCTACCGTCAAAGCCGCAAAGTAGCTCCCACTCTGAAGATGGACATCACCCGGCGTCGGGCCTGCCACCGCTGCTACGAAGGAGGAATCACCACCTCGAACACTTGCCCAGCCGACATTGCCCCAACTCGAAGCGTTTGTACTCTGGGTCTGAAGCCGAATCCCATAGTTGTGGGACAAAGCGAGGTCTGAGTTACCTTGCAGAATGGCTGACGGGAGTGACCTTGGTATCCCCCCCTGCGGGGCCAACTCAGCATTCCAGATAAGGTTCCCCATCCCAATTAGGGGGCCGAAGTTGGCCAGATTAGGGTCAAGGTCAATTTCAGGGGTATCCAGGATACCGATCTTTACGCCCCGCTCCACCTCAAGAAATCCGTTGAGGGTCGTGTATGTCAGGCTGGGATCAAGAGTGGCTACTGGAGGGGTTGCCCCCACAATTTGCACCGCATCTGCATCTGCGATAATTCGGCGTCCAAAACCTGCTGCCGCCGTGGGTTCAGGGTTGATGGCTGAAAAACCGTCGTAAGAGGCGTCCAGACCATGATAGACGGTGCCCGACGGCCCTGTAGAGGGCACTGTGGTCATTATGACCAACTGATCCATACCGTCCTGCACACAAGTTGCCCCACTCAATCTCTGCGCCACTGGGACATCATTCAGCCCCGCATTTGCCCGCCAGGGATCTACGAGAGCAGGAACGTACTCAATGGTTTTCCCTTGAACATCAAAGTCGCTGGTCGTGGGGTTGGCTGTGGGAAGAACCACAGCATCATAGGTAGTGGAACCCAACTGAAGCACTGTGTTCCCGGCACATGCGGCGGTATCAAAATGAATGTTCCCTTCGATACGGGAATGATGAATCGCCAGATTTGCATCCCCGGCTTTGGGGCCACCGGCTACCCGAACGGCCCCGGCCGCTGTCACCACCTCGACGAAGCTCCTGGTGATGTCAGTTGTGGAGGCCAATGTTTGAATGCCGATTCCTGCGGCGGCCTCAGCCAGAAGATGAGACTGATCCAAACTCGCCGTATATGTTGTCGCGGCTGCTGAGGGGTTTACTGACAGGACGCTAGAGAGAGATGCTGAGATTTCACTCTCGACAATCGTCAATGACCCAGACCTACCGTCGATCTCCACCGCAAAGTGTGCAGCACCTTCGCCCGAAAGGTCACGGACGATGGAATTCAAAAGGTAAAGAGAAGTGGAGACGGTACCATCTCCCAACACAATGGCGTTACCCACCGCCCCGACAGCGACATTCTGCTGCACTACATGGCTATTATCGAGAATCAGGACACCGCCTACAGCGATGGAAGCTACATCTGGAGAAATGACATCGAACGTGTCTGAAGCCGTGTTCTCCAACTGGACATTTTTGAGTAACACGGTATCCGCAGCCGCAGCCGTGTAAAAGGTATGTCCCGCAGTTGCAGTGCGGATCACCACATCTTTGACGGGGGTCACAGCCGGATACCTGTTCTCTGCCCCAATACCCACCAGATGAACATTGGCCTTCAAGACCACATCCTCGACATAGATTCCCGGCTGAATGAAGATGATGTAAGGGTACCCCACACTCAAGGCAGGCTCTCCACGAGCCGCCGCATTCTCGGCATAGGTGATGGCTTCGTTGATCGTACTGAAATCCGCAAAGGACTGAGCCGGGATCAAAGCTCCTGTCTTGACGAGATCCGAAGAATCGGAGCCAGGGATGTAAAGAGTATTGGTCACATCATCCGCAGCCTGTGTCGCATCGTAGGACTTGCGTCCTCTATTGTGATCCACATAAAGGACACGCCCGCTCGTGGACGCCCGCCGAGTGTACAATGCGAGCCTCTGAAGGTTGAGGTTCTGGTCATTCGACCAACCCGCGGTATCGATGTCCACCGGGATCTGTGCCGTGCCGTCGTTCTTTTCACCACCAGCGACGAGTCCCAAATCCCCAAATTTCGAGGGATAGCGCACACGAATGTACTGAGTGTCCTCAGTCGGCAATCCGGCGTCCACCACAAGGCGAATGAGATATGCGCCTTCGTAATCAATGGTGAAGGACGTAGCCATGCCAGTGGCGGGGACACAGGCGGCAGTCGAGGCTGTTCCATCGGCGGCTTCTGGGCCGAAATAGATCGTCCAGTTGTACGTCGTGTGCCCGGCATCAAGCGCATTGGCCGAAACCACAGCACTCTTGTAACCGTCATCCCGGCTGGTATCGACCAATGTGACGGCATTGATGATCGTGTTGAATGTTGCTGACATTTGCTATCCCTCTCTTTACTTCAAAGCGTTCAACAAGGGTGCGCCTATAGAACAGATAGAGGTCGCATCAAATGTAAAAATACACCGACGCGTCCTCTCCTGTAACCTCCTGTGGAGTTCGCACTCCCAACCGATCCACCCCAACCGTATAGGACAGACCCGTTGTAGCAGTGCTCATCCTTGTTCCCAAACGCAACAGACTCGCTGCCATTCTTGCCTGATAAGCCCCAACCGCCACTTTGCCATCGATCCCACCAATCCCCAGCTTATTGACCGTGAATGTTGTCGTCGAGGGGACGCCCAGAACCACCCATTCTGCATTTAAAGCGGGGTCAGTGTTCCCCATGATGTACACAGTTTGGCCTGTGGATAACCCATGAGGGTTCGCAGTCGTCACGATCACGGGGTTGCTGGTATCCGATGAGACAATTTCTTTCCCGAGGGGGTCGCCCACGGGTCCAATCGCTGTCCCCAAGAATTCTTCCATTCGATATGAACCGGCATTGCTCCCGGTCGAAATGGTCAAAACCTCACCTTCAGGGAGATCCGCCGGGAACAAAGTGTCGGACAAAACTTCGCCGTAGTTTCCGACCACAAGATTACCTGAAACTCCTGAGGCAGTCGTGAAAGCAACAGAAGTTGAATCCGCCCCTACCGGGAATCTCAAAACTTCCGTGACCCGGTAGGTGCCTGCATTTGTTCCAGTGACCGTCAGGGTTGCCCCGGGAGATACCGAAGAGAAATCTCTATTCAGGTCTTGAAACAAAGCACGGTCAGTCCATGAGATCCCCGCTGTTCCGGTAATCTCTTTCGCCCCCAAACAGAACTTGCGAAAATCTTCGTAATGGTGGTCTGTGAACGTGAGAGTCAGAGCGTCCGTGAAGATTTGCCCGAAGACTTCGGTGAAAACATGGCGATACTGGTACAAACCTTCTGCGGGAGCTAGTGCCTCCAGAACCATTGCCAGATTCTTTTGCAAGGTAATTGGATCAGTTGGAAACTCCTGCCCACTTCCAGCCGAGATGTTGACCTCATACTCAAACACATTACTGAGGTCATAAGCCGAGTTCTCCACATCCCGTTCCGAGATCCCTTTCTCGACAATGTTCAACAAATCGTCGGTAAGAAGTTCAATCCCTTCTTCAATGGTTAAGGGAGTGGCTCCAGCCAAAAGGAGAGCCACCATGCCTTTAAGGAAAGAACGATACGTGGCGGTACCATCTATCTCAGGGATCTCTTTGCCGCCTCGGTCGGGGAAGACCAGGTAACCCAAAATCTGATACAAGAACTCGGGGCGGGTAAAATCGAAATCGGCATCACCCAAAACTTCCTGCGCCGAGATCTGGGTTTTGGCCAATTGTTCCGCAACGGCTTGAAACTGCATCGTGTAGAAGGGGCCATTCACCTGAGACACATAATTTGACGGAAGTACATTGATAAACGCATCCATGATCTCGCCCGTCAAAGAGCGCACAGCATCAATGTATTCCTGCCCCGACAATTTCACCGGTGAGGTGAACTGAAGGGAGTCGGGCAGGTATTTGGTCGGATCGTCCGTCATTCGTCCACATCCTCGTCATACGTGAATGAAAAGATCCCCGCCGTCAGATATTCCACATCATGAGGCGTAATGTTCCCCACCCCGGTTGATTCCCCCACAATGAAAGTCACTGAGAACGCATAACTGGAGGTCGTTGGTGCAACATTCGGAGCCAACGCCAGCAAAACCCGGTTCTGTGAAAGCGTAGTGCGAAGGGTATATCGCTCCTGCGGGTCTGTGACCAGCGGGTATTCAGTCTGAAGAGTGGCGTCGTCATTGTATCCGGGGATCTCCAAACCACCATCCCCGATGATGAAAGCTCCCCCCGCAACAGAATTCAAGGGTGCCCCCAACTGGTTCGGGGCAGAGTCCCACAGAGTTTGAGCATCTTCATTCAAGAAGACTCCCCGGAATTCAGTTACCGGACCACCCCCATCCGTAGTCGGGGAACTGAGTTCGTCCTTGATGAGGTAAATCTTCACGGTCTCCGTAGACCACGTTGTTACCTCAAACAAATCGGCGGCATCACTTGTGTCCAGTGTCTCCCGCACAATGATCGAGCCTTCTGCCCGACACATTTTTGTCAGGGGGACTACCAGATAAGAGACTCCCGTGGTGCCATTGATCGTGTCAATGGCGGTCGACTGCCTCAAAGGGGCACCGGTTTTGAGGCTGGCAAAGAGATTCAACAAAGCTGTGCGAATCGCCTTATCTGCTGTCACCGGGCTTGCGCCCACTTCCAAAACAACGGTACCGCTGATGTCTACTTCAGTATCCACAGCATGTTTGGTGATCACATCCCCGAGTAATCTGCGTTTAGCGTCTATCTCGGTCTGCGTGATGTTGATAAGGGCGTTGGATTTGTAGGTGACGGTGAAGTTCTCATCGTGCTCGTAGTCAATCAGCAACGTTTCCCCTGAGGTGATCGTGCTATTCTCAGTTCTCTGGATACCCAAGGGGGTAATGGAAGCATCTGTGGGATCAATGATCCGATAATCAGGTGCCAGTTCCCCGGTTGCAACAGGTTTGTACTGAGTCGTCCGGTCTTCGTTCCAAACCTCAAGGGTGAGTTTGTTCGCCCCTAAGAAGTTCAGGTACTCGACGTATTCCCCCAGAATGACATGAACTTCTCCGGTGACCGTTTGAACCTGCCCAATCCCCGTAGGAACCGAAGAGTCATCAATCTGAATGTAGTCGCCCGCCCGTGTGGAACGTCCCAACAAAAGCGGGGAGTTAGGCTTGTACAGGTCATAGTAAGCCGAAAGCACCGTTCCCGTCTGCCCAACCTGACCCGAGAAAGATGTAATGGAGGTTACCGGCTGGCGGGTCATCTCATGTTTGTCACTGGTTCGGTACCGATAGTCGCCAATGAAAACATCCGTGAGGGTAATCTCCGCCGGGTCATTGTGCGAACTGGAAAGCTGAATCGTATCAAAGGAAACGTAAGAGACATCCGTGAGTGTCATCCAGAACCCCTGTGTGGCGTTGTAAAGGCCATAACGGGGCAAATGCGTGGGGAAATCCAGCATCTCGATAAGAGGATTGGAAGGAGTCAAAGCGGCGTATGGGGATTGCGGCACAGCCCTGAATTTGAGGTCTTGCGGATTACCCATGATCTCAAATTGTACATCGTGAGCTTCCTCGAAGGTGAACGCAAAGGTGTCGGAGACGGTCGCCTCATTCTCCCCTTTGATCCAAATATCGAGCTTCCCTCCCATATGTTCCTGACGAGTTGAGTCGTAATCTCTTTTCATAAGAGCATCGCCAGGGCCAACTATGATGGCTTCAGTCACTTTGGGAATCCCGGCAAGGAGTTTCTTGTACCCAACCCGATTCCCGATCTCGGAGCCAGCAATCATTCGTTGAACTCTGATTACCAGTTCCCGATTGGTCTCCAACCCTTTCCCGCCGTAGGTGGCTGCGGGATTGGTGACAAAAAGCCCTTTGATATCTCGAACCTTATTGATTTGACCGGCCGGGAGATTGTAACCGGTGCCCGGGTTCTGCCCTTGGACATAAGCTCGAACTGAGTAACGTCCCGTCGACGCATCATAAAAGGAAGCAATGTTGGAGAGGGTGATTTCTGCCGCCGAAGTGGTCAAGAAGTTGTATGAACCCGCTTGAACGACTGATCCCAAGGGGATTGGTTTACTCGCTGTGGGCTGCTTGGTGGTGAAAAGGACAACCTCGCCACGGGCCTTGGTGCCTCCCAAACGTTCGGCACCATAGTTGGATGCCCATTTCTCGAATGCCTGGTCGATGATGATTTGGACATCTCGCATGTCCGTGAGCCTGAACGCATGAGCCAACGCCAGCTTGTACTCCGACCTTTCCACGGGGATGGAGATATTGGCAAAGTTGGGATCATCAATGGCCAGAAGAGTTGACGGTGACTGTGCCCGATGTACGAAATCCAGAATGAAACGCATCCTCTCCGACTCACTGGAGAATGGATCAATCATCGTGTCCCGCAAAGTCGAACCGGGTTGCACGGCCACTTCGGGATTAGAGCGGTACACAGCTTCCACATAATCTCGCACAATCTGTTGACGGGTGATCATGGGGAAGTTCCCCGTACCCGAGGTAATGCGGAACGGGGAGCCTGGAAGCTCCATTGACATCGAAGACTCATACTCGATCCCGGCGTCCGGGTCATAGAAAAGAGCCGTTACGGTGTAGTAAAGGAGGTCTTCATCGGGAATCGCATTGAACGCTGACACCGGGACTGCCGGATACGTAGAGGTTTCGTCAGCGTTACGGTCATGTATGAAGGAATACTTCGTGACAGTTTCGACTTTACTGATCGTCGTGGCCACCCGCACAACATCAGTCGTCTCGGGGATCTCCATGCGCTCATTGAAATCCGTCTGCAAAACTGTCCCAATGCTGTTTTCCTGTGTTCCTTGCAACCTCAGATACTGTGGATCAGCCAGGTGGGTACCGTTCGCATCCGCAGCCACATCTGCGTTTACGTCCAATGTCCCCAGAGCCGTAACCACCTCTTCGGTCTCAGATTCGAGCGTCTGAATCGTATCGACATTGATCCTGGTGTACCCGTAGACACCACCGCCCTCCTCGGTAGCGGCATAGAAGTTGTAGCCGGTCACGTAGTCGCTGTCGATGGCCGTTGTCCCGATCTTCACATAGCCGTCGAACCGCTCAACCGTAATGCCCGTGGGAGGCTCAATGTAAATCCCGGCGTTACTGGTCAGATCGTCCTGAATAAGACGTGCTCGTAGAACCGCTTCTTTGGAGACTGATCCAGTGGTGGTGATGGAGCGGATTTTGATCTCATTGAGGCCCGGTACCAGTTGCAGCCCGTCGGGATACGCAGACGGATTGGGGATCATGAATGTGGAGCCTTCAAAGGTGATGTAATCGGGGTCGTCCTGGAAGGGGGTTCCGTGAACTGAAATCTCCATATAGACGGTATCTGCATCGATAGACCCGGTGAAAAACCTGTTGGGCAAGGTCGTGGAATAGGTGAACTGCTCCCGATATGTCCCATCAGGGCCTAGAAACTGTGGAGTTTGTGCCATTTACTAGCCCCCCAACGACAAACTGTTCGTTCCCATTAGGGCTGTTGCCCCGGGAACCGTATAAACAATGGACAGTGAAACCGGCTCACTGGATGCATTTCGTACCACCACATCCACATAGTAGACAGTGGGATCATTGGTCGCCGGGGTCACTTGTACCGAGGCAACCTCGTACAACATTTCTTTGAGAGTCACGGCTTGATACTTGCCCTGTTCCTGCTGGAACCGTTGCAAGAATCCGAGTGCTCGAATTACTTCCTGTTTGATCGCTGCCGAAACCGCACCAATCGCCTTAGCTCCAATCCGCTCCTTGATCTTCGTCCCGTAATAGGTGTGGTATGGGTTGGAACCGCGCTCCGTCAACAGAATTTTGAGGCTGGCCTGATACAACAGGTTCTCATTCTGAAGCAGAACAATCGCACCCTGCTCATCGAAGCGAAGATCATTCTCTACCCCGGTTCCCCGACAGCGCAGACACAGATTCTGAAGAACCGTATAAGACAACTTCAATGACGGATTCGTTTTGAACTTCTCGTTGAAACGAACCCACCTCCTCGTTGTCGCCCCTGGCCCTCTGTCAACCAGTTGCCAGCCAGGATAAACTTGGCGTCCTCTAGCCCCTAGTTGCCTCGTGAAGCCTAAAGCAGAGGCCGCATCCCCTCCGATCTGCACATAGGAGCTTGTTCCTTGAGCCGCGGTATCTGTGAACACCAGACAACCATTCTCTTCGGCCACTGAAACCGTTGTCAAAAGAGGTTTGAAAAACTCAACCATCTCGGCCGGGGTTGTTCGAGTTCCCGAAGTTACTGGGATCGTCGTAGAAACCGAATCCTGAGAAGACAACAAAGTGAAGCTCGTCTCTCCTGAAATAATCCTGTAGGGACCGGCCACAGAAGCGGTGAGTTTAGCAGAGGAATATGCCCCCGCACTGGGGATCACGTAGTCATTCGCTGTCAGACGCACGTAGCCACCAGCCACAGGTTGAGTGCTCATAACGGTCTTTAGATCGATAGAGTCCAGGGTCACTGGTTCTTCAACCGTCAAATGGGGGCAACGATATGCAATTCTGATGTCTACCGACATCTGCTACCTCTCACTCGTCTACTATTCACATCCTATAGAACCCTTATGCCATGAGATCCAAAAACTGCTCGGTTACATCATCCTCATAAGCCCACTCCAACGCTGAGATCCCGGCTTCATCAGGAGCCATCAAAATAGGAACTCCGCTACTGGTATTGAGAAACAAGGTCTCATCGACATCTGCAATCAGATTCTGCACCCTGTGGGATTCTGCAAATCGTTCTTTATCGAATGAGTCCAGCCCTTCGAGGACACCGCCGAACGCTTGCTGCAAGACCTCATTCTTTTCGTTCTCCAACTGTTCCCTCAGGTCACAGAGCTTGAGGATCTTGAACTCCATGCGCTGGAGCTTCTCTTTGATCTCCTGGTTGCACCAAGACCTGACCTGCTCAAAGATTCTTGCGATCACCGCATGGTCATCATTTAAGTCTTTGCGCCCGCCAACCCTTCTGGGGGCATAGCGCACCAGATTCAAGTATCCCCCGGGACTCGGCCCGAAGCCGCTGCTGGGCATGTCTTCGGGTGAGCCATCCATCTCATTAGTCGTATCGTAATCTCTGCTCTCGGGGGCTGCTACGCCCCCATACGGGTACTTGTGGTTATAGACAGGGGCACCATTAGCATCCGTCCCCACAATCTCCGACTGACTCGGGTAGAAGAACTGAGAGATGTCGAGGGGGTTTCCCCCCTGTGCAATGTAAGCTTTGAGCATCTTTTCCAAGGAAGACCCCGGAGTAACGCTGATCGAAATCCTATTCTCAGTTCTATCTACTCGCCCCGACACGGGATCGGCAACACTTTCGTATTCGATCTCAATCTTGCCTATTCTGCTGATCTCGGCGTCAATGACTCGGATTCGTTTTGCCACATCCCGCCGTTCCCTGAGGACATAGTTACGAACTCCTCGCCAATACCCAACTCTGAATCGTGCCATTGCTCCAAACGACATTCTTAATCCTCCGATGCGAGCAGGTCAGTAATCAACTCCGTCGCCGGAATGGGTGCCAGTGGAAGTACCAACAACGCCCCAGCACCATAAGCAGCGGCACTATCCGCAGGTTTGTCCTCTGCAGACTGAAAATCAGAAAGGACACCATCAGTTCCGTCCGAGAAGGTCAAAAGAACATAACCTGATGGGATCTCCAAAAGCTGAAGGGACTGAATAAGCTGGTTGATCTTGCGAATGAACATTTGGAGTTCGAGCACCCGTGCCTGTATGAAGTTGATGTACGACAACAGGGCATCCCCCACCGCTTTGATGCTTTCAGCAATTGCCTTGAGCCAGTTCTCGATAGCTTTCATGAAATCCATGAACTTTGGCAATTGGGGGAAGAAGCGGAAAGCTTCCCACTCACCCGAGCCTCTTTTCCGGAACCCTGCGGCCACCAGGTTCAAGACCATCTTGGCTTCGTCATACATATCGGTAGTGATCATGGTCCGAACAAATGCCACTTGCTGACTCGCCTCGTCGAAAAAGACAGGTGTATGGGCAGCGGCAGGGTACCTCGATTCTGCAGGTGCCAGGGGGTTCGTGTAGGGGACATAGTAATTGACATCATCGATTGTCTCTTCCTTATAAGAAAAAATCGTGATGGCATCGAGTTCGTCTTTAACCTCAGGACTCAGGTCAGACATCGGAATCCAAAAGTCTTTGTCTTGACGGGCGGGTTCCGCTTTGTAGTCGTATTTGACCATTGTGCTGGTATAGGACTCTTCTTCCGAAATGAACACCGTGCTAGGAAGATTTTCCCCAAAAACTTGATAAGGGTTCGCCGCAAGCCCGTATTCATCTTCCCTGGAATAGGCCGCTTCGAGGATAGTTTGTTCTGTTTTATCCCCAGCCACGAATCCGAGTTCCGTTTCCCTCAGCTTCTTGGTCTCATTAACCATTCTTTCTTCGAGTGCAGGCATTGGCCTACCCATCAACTCGTACAGTTCCAAAGCAACCGCACGGGCTTTCCGGATCAAGTATGTTCTGAATGAGGTGACCGACCGTTTGCTGTCGGAGTACCGATCCCAATAATTGTCCCCCATGATCTTGACCAGCAATTCCGAGAACCCCTCTAACCCTGTAGTGGAATCGGCCACCGCAGAATAGGGCAAAATCTTCTGAGAAGTTCCAGCCCTGATTGCTGTCAGGTCGTCGGCATCAAACTCAGTCATATCATCAAGAGGCGTGTAATCTGGGCGACTCAACGCCAAAACAATCACCGCAGCCTCAACTGCCTGCAAGAATTGATAGGTGATCTCATTGGGGAACGTGAGAACTAATGGGACTGAGGGGTTGCCAACATCATCGAAATAGGGGGCATCCCCATCCGCATCGGGCACAAACTGAACAGAAACCGGACCTTCAGACGGGATCGTATCGAGACTCAAATCGAACTTGTACGCAAAAGACTCATCAGAAGGGGAACCCAACAACCCCACGCTATTCTCAATCAGGTCACTGCAAGCCCTGACCCGGGCATAAAAGGTTGTTGGATGTCCGTTGTCTTCAATAATGAACTCACCGTCTTCCAACACGAAATCGGCGTCTTTGGGGAGATCTTTCAAAGCCAGAGAGATCGTGTAGGAAGAACCAGGGGAGAATGCGGAAGCAAGCTGCCCGACCATGAATGTCCGTTGTAGGTAATAGTCGTAGCTGCCGTCTGGGTTCTCAAGTTTGAGATTCTCAAGAGGAATCAATGCCTTGCCTGGATCAGAGTCTGAGACCTGACCAAAGACTCTGACCGCTCCCTCCTTCACGGTACCGTCAGCCCCAATGGAATTGTCCAACCAAATATCTTCGTTGACCTTTAATTGATCGCCGCCACCCCAAAGCACTACCGGGGTTCCGTCGTATTTCTGAACGAATCCTGTTTCTCTCTCTTTCTTCTGGTTCCCCTCTGCATCCTCTTTGGTCTGCTTCGAGCTTTCCTTTGGGCGATCATACATGAGCTTGATGCCCTCAGGCACCGTGGAGACCTCAACAATGAAACCATCCACAGGAGGAACAACCCCGGTACCAATACTGGTAAGCTCAGGCTGAATGGGCTTCGGAACTTCCCATGTCAGGTTCGCTACCGCTGGGGGCTTCTTCCCCATTCCACTGGAAAAGAGGGGGCCAAAACTGAAAATGCTCATCCCATCGGTACCATATTCCGCAGCTAGATTGATCGGTTGTGGCAACGGGTTCATGTTCGATTTAAAATCAAACATCTTCATGAACGCCCTGATAATCCGCTTGAGTTTCTGTACCTCAGAGACATCCACGGTGGCATAGAAAAACAAAGCAAGCGTTTTCGTTCTGGGGGAAACATTGGGGCGGTTGGGGTCTTTCCAATCTGTGAGCCTGCCAACCATTCTCTTTTCGTATTCTGTGAAACCTCCCTTCAGATTCTCAAATGGGTAACTGAAATACACCTCCGACCAATCGCCTACAGCGTATGCCCCGGACTGTTGAAGGTCTTTCACGTAGGATTTGATCTCTTCAACGATTGCGGCCACGATTGCCGAGATCGGGTCTATGTAAGACGGAATAAAGGCTTTGGCCAGTTCCAACGCTTGAACTGCAATATCCAATAGGTCAATCAAAAAGGTCGCAACGGTATTTACGTCGTCTTTCCAATCATCCCAATCGTCGGGCCACTCCCAAGGTTTACCGCCCGTCCATTTTCCAATTTCGGCCATCTTACATCCCGCCCCCGTGTTCCAAACGGGCTAGTTTCTCTTTGGCTTGTTCCAAAGAAACCATATCTGCATCCAACTGAGTCTGCAGAAGCCCTCGCAGTTTCAGAAGGATCTGTTCCTGCCCTTTCATTTTCGGGGTTTGTCTTTTGCCGCCCTTCAATTTACCCCATTGCCCCAGCTTGACGCCCTTCTTCTCCAACTCGGCAAAGAGTTCTTCGTGTGTTTTAGCTGTCATCCAACCCCTTCTTCTGCATCAGGTATTCAAACTCTTGTTCTTTCAACTCAGGGATCTCCTCGTCAAAACGAGAAATCGCCACCAGAGTCCCATTCTTACGATTTGTTCTCAAAGTCAGCCATGAATTCCGCAAAGCTCGAATCCGATCACTGGTATTGAGTAAGACATCGACTCGATCTGGGAGCACCGGTCGAACCGCAGATGGAGGGGGCGAAGAGGTAACATCTTCGTACCCCGTGTACGGAGTTTCACCCGGCCCCACTGTTTTGACTCCAAACCCAGTCCCATCACTGGTCAACTGATCCAGCCGCTCATCCAAATCCCAGAAACGCCGATCCAGAATCGAGAGACAATCGTAGTCGCTCCCAAAGGGCACGATGGTAGTTTGCCCAATGATGTCTGTGAGAAGTGAATTGGGGAAGATTCCTTTCCCGGTATCGGGAACTCCCAGAACTCCCAGATCGAAAATATGGTCGTCCCGCTGGAATACGAAATAGTTGCCGCCCTTATCCCCGGAAATTGCGGCTCTAAATTGCTCAATCAAAGAGAGAGTCCGTTCCCGGTTCGCCAAAATGAAGTTCGCCGCTTCGGTAGAGAACAGTGAAGAGGGTCGAATCACTTTGTAAGAGAAAGGTCGGATGGAGTGATTGCTTTCGGCAAAGGAATCGGGATCAACTGCAGGTGCGCCCGCATCGTCCAAACCGGCCAACATCGTCGGACGAAGATCAACCTGCCCTTCCTCATCGTCCACGAGATTCAACAAGGAGCCGTGGATGGTGGGATAAATGGCATACCCGTGTTCTTCCTGTGCGGTTACATTCTCGGGGAAAATTACATCATTCGCCTTGATTCCCCCGAACTCACAAGTGCCATCCAACTCCAACTGAGAGTTGGCATCGTCTACCAAGGTCACTCGATAGAAGCCCCGGTTGTCATCCAACGGTGAGGGCGTACTGGTATCGTAGAAGGCAGGGTCTTGCCCTGCTCTCGGAGCAACTGCTAAGTCCCCATATGGCCTGGACCCCCATTCGGGAATCGTCGTGACCCCACCCGGGCCTGCAGCCTGTCCCGCAGGATCAACAAGCACAATGTCATCGACTTGTACCCCTCTGGCTGCAAAAGTTCCGGCAGCCGGGGTATCATCCTTGAGCTTATTCATTCTGGCTACATAAGTGCTCCCGACAATGCTATCTACATAGCCACCGGTCTGGGAATCGTAGTTGGCCAGAGTTTCTGTGACTACCTGGTCAGTTAGGAGATCAAGCAGTTGTTCTGCCGATTGCTCCTGAGGGACAATGGGTCTTCTCAGGTAAATTTCAAACCAGTAATCTTGATACTGGCCCAAAGCCACATCAGCGAGGAAAGTCGGGTCCGTTAGCCCTGGGGCTGCCAGATGCAGGGTGTGCTGATCTAATTTGCGGAGTACCCTCGCCTCCTCGACAAGTTCGACAGGACGGGGGTGATCTGCGGTCATATCCACCCGCAAGAGTCTGAAGATGTCACCTCCCCAGATGTTCACGCTCGGGTCATCGAAGCCCCCCAATTGAGTTCCATTGTAAAGTAAACCTCCCCTGAAGTAGGGCGAATCCGAAGGGAATTGGAAATTCTGGGCTGTAACAATTCCAACCTGCTTGGCAGTGGCACCCGTTTGGTATGCTGTCATTCGACCCCGACGAATCTCATAAGCGTATCGGAGCGGACTCAAAGCATCGTTCAAATCTGTCTGGAGGTCGTGGAACCGTCGGATTCTCCGCACTTGGAGTTTCACGGTCTCATCGTAACCGCCCATACGGAACCCGATCTCTCCCGCCCCTACTGCGGGAGTTGTTGCAGCAACAACTCTTTGATCCCCGAGACTGTCCGCTGCCAAGTTCTGGGTCGGGATGGGCCATGAGGGTTCCGTGAAGATGCCACTCTTGGCCCAGAACCCATTTGTCCCTACATTCGGTTGGACAGGAGTCGGTGCAATCGCTGTGAAAGTCGCCTCTGTCGAAAGGACATCACCGGGGAGGAAACAGGTTACACCCTTGTTCACCCGGATCTGGAACCACGCATCTCCAACAACACTGATGCCTTTCTTGAACTCGGAGATGTCCATCAATGTTGGGATGTCACTGAAAACAGGAGTATCTGTCGGCGTTACGAATGTCGTGCTCGCAGTTGCTGCTGTCGTGCCGATGACAATGGACTCTGCTGTGCCGACTACAGCCTTGATGTCCAGGTAGGTTCCCGCTGCCCCATAGGTATCGTACATGAACTCTTGAGGGGTTGTCCCGGTTGTGATGGTGATCCCCGCAAAACCGTAAACTGCTCTCTGAGTGCCTCCGGTATCATCAACAAAACCCACAACGTTATTTGCAGGGAAACCAGTTTCGGCATCGCCCATGTCAATAGTGAAGTAGGACATCCCTGAAGCCGTCATCCCAGCAGAGAGGAGATCCCAGAACTGTGTTTGTTCGTTCAAAACCGTGATCGGGGTGCCGTCTTTATCCCGAAATTCACCTGCACCCGTGTTCACTGCCAACTGGAATCTGCCATATTCTGCGGCACCCACCGTTCCATTCACGGAAGTATACTCTGCACTGACCGACTCAGAGTTGACCCCGTTGAGACTCGTGATGAAGTACACTCTCCCTGTTGCTTCAAAAGCATGTCCCGCACCAACACTGAAAAGGTTATCCACCCGCACCCTTCGGTTTGCCATGTCGATTGCAGGAGAAGTGTGTCCCGCAGTTCCGCCGGTACCGCCCGTGCCTGCCTGCCCAATCGTAAAGGTGGTCGGCGTAAAGCTGGCAGCACCCACCGTGAAACTTCCGTTCAAGGAATTTTCAGTATGGTTGGCGATCAAAACTGTGCCGCCAATGCTCAGACCATGGTTTGTCGCCGTAGAGAACACTGCATCAGGGGCCACCGAAGAGGAAACAATGTTGACCTTGACGACGGCTCTGGTATCGATCTTGGGGAATTGGATCTCTGCCCAACCACCGCCCCCAGCCACAGCTTCCAGGGTCACGGCTCTCACAGCATCATTTGTGAGAGTGCCAACACCGGTGATGGAGTTTGCCTCAACTGCATGGCGTGTGAGATACGTCCCGGCTTTTATCGTTCCTGCAACCGTCGCCCCCTCCTCAACGACAACAACATCTCCGTGTTGTACCTTCCCCAGACCCCCTCCCAAACCAGCCGCCACATCGACATTTGTGATGATACTCTGTGTGGCGTTCTGGATATCTCCTGTACCATCGCAGATAATCCCCAAATCTCCAGCCACAAGCTCAGTTTGGTCGTAAGCCATTGAAGGAACCATAGAGAAGGTCGCAGCCTGTGTCACCTCGATGGCCATGTTGCCACACATATGAGTGAAAACCGGAGCAAGGGGGGCTGCATACCCATGTCCTGGGTTCAATGTGGTCACGCCTGTAACCAAACCCGCAGCATCTACAACGGCCAATCCCACATACCCATAGCCAGGACCAGCATCCCCAATTGTTACATCTACATAGCCACCTAAATAGCCCGATCCAGGCCCGGTCACAGTTACGTTGTCGATCTGACCGACAAGTTGGGTCGCAGTAGCACTTGCCAAAGCACCAGGGCCACCAGCATTGAAGCCCTCAAAGCCCATGGCTCGAACAATTCCCAACTCATCCCCGGCACCAGGGGCAGAGGCAGCATTCCAGACCCCGACTCCTCGTGTCACACCGGTATTGGGATCAAGGGCAGTGTCATCTCTTTCAAGGAAGGTCAAAGGATAGTTCGGGCCAAAGTTAATGTCCCGATTGATATTACTGGTAACATCCCCTTCCACAACATTCTGGTCAACAAGCAGACTACAACCCATATGCTGTTTGCCGTAGGCATGGATAGCTGTTCGATCACGAGCATACCGAGTATCCAAGACCTCTTTGAAAGAGAGCCTGTCATTCTCCACAAAAGCCGTGGCGGATTCCCCAGACACGGTGTCCAAAGACAATGTGTAATCAAACTCATAGTTGGTCGTACAAACAGGGACTCCTCCGTCATTAGGAAGTTCAGGGTGCCCTCCCGGTAGATTGAGAACTGCGGAAGCCCCGATGCCTGTTATCACGATTTGTTTAGCCGAAATCGTCACCGTGAGACCGGGTATCGCCGCATCCCCCGTCACTGTATGAACACCTGCCGCCTGACCCGCAATCAGAATCTCTCCCAATGAAACTGTAAACGTCGCATAGTCTCCCGGCCAGAACCCGCCCAGTGCTTCTCGCACAAAGAGTCTGATCTTCAGGACATTGTTCGGATTTGCGGCCAGAATTGTATTCAACCCTCCGGTTCCTGGTGGCCCACCTGTCCCGTCGTCCAACGCAAGTTGCGGGGTAGTGGTGAAATCAAAGGTCAACACCTCAGCACCAGGTGTTGAATCGTTTATGATCAAGACTCCAGAAGTTGTCGGGGGCAACGGAGGTGGTGGGTCTCCGACAACCCAGACATATGGAGTCTCATCGTGCATGTAGCCAACGAAGTTTTCCAACTCGTATTTGATGACACTGCCCACCGGAGTTTGTGTGACGAAACGGGGTGGCTCGATCATACTGTACGTGTTGAGGCCATTGCGCTGCACACGCCCAATAGACAGGATGCCCTGTGACCCCTCAGGAATCTCAGGCGTCCCCGTATCAATCTCCATAAATAGGAGATCGTAAGCACGGGCATCTTCGACTCCGACTGCTACAGCACTCCCAAGAGGATTCGTCACCGGGTCGTAAAGCTGAGTTGTCAACAGAGCCGCCGGTGAAATGTCCCCTGCAAGAGAAGTACGGATCGCCCCATCATTAGCCAGAATCTCATCAGGATAGACGAAATCCCATGCGGGAGGTGGGGGCGTGGGGAACGGTGACGCAAATGAAACCGTCGTGATAATCTCGCCCGCAAGCACCTGAGCGTCGCCCAAAGCCATCAATTCCGTGTCGTTGCCACCCAAATAGGGAATCGAATAGTCACCCGTGTCATCCGTAGGAAGCCCCTCCAGGGCCGGGATCAACAACGGCTTTGTCATACTGTTGGAGAACTCTACGTCCACCTGGAGTGCTTCGCCGGGACTAGGGGGACTCTGCCCAAACCAATTCTGAAGGTTGAACCCCAACAATGGAATCGGGTCATCTCCACCGGGGAGAGACTTGTCAATCAGAATCCCGGATTTCTTCTTGAGGCCAACATCAAAGCCTTCCCTGTAGGCAGGCATCGACTGCATGAACTTCGTGAAATCCTCTTCGGTCGGCGGGTCTTCTGTCTCCTCTGCACTCCCACCCGGAGGAATAATGTAGAACGTGTCTCCCTTCTCCAATTCCAAGATGGTACCGCTGGACGGGGTTTCAAGCTGTTGGAGCATGGCCGCATTGGTAATCGGGGTCGCACCCCCGACTGGAGTCAAAGTCTTGAAGGTGATGACACATCCGTAAAGCACCTGATGTACAAAGACTCCCGACATCTGTGCCAACAAACCACCAAGGATCTGTTGCGGAGAGCCGACTGCGAACAAAGTTCCATCGGGACGCCCAAAAGCAACCTGCGCCCGTGGGGAGAACGCCCCAAACAAAGGATGAGACAGAGGGGGTAGATGGAGTTCTGGATCACCCGTGGTCAAATCCAAGAGACCCGTGCCAGGGGGCGTCGTATTCTGAGCTTGCAATTGAGCCGCATCCGGCCAACCTGTTTCCGGGTTGACGGGGAAGTCGGGGAGATGCAAGGGAGTCGCAATAAGACAAGGTACAAGGATCGGGTTGGGCGGGTACCCTGTCCCCAGTGCATCCGCCGGAATACCTCTCGGGAAATACCCCCAGATGCGTGCTCGTGGCATTCTTTTGGCCACTACAACATCTCGAATATCAGTGATCGCAGGAATGACGGGGTTGCCGATCTGTCCAATCGGAGTCTTCCAAGTTCGCTGCCAATCCCAATCGACTAGGCGCAGGAAAGAGAATGATCCGTAGTCTCCTCCCTCCAAATCCGATTCGATCCCTGGAGAGGCCGTCAGGTACCCACGAGAAAGCTCAGGGAAGATCCGAGAAAACTCATTAGGATCATAGAGCGGCTCATAGTTACCCTTGGCCGAGAATCTGATGAATGGGAACGGGTTCCAGGTAACCGAGGTTTTCCCCAACGAGGTCATCACGATATCATCGACATCGTTTTCGATAGCCCCCCGCTGACGAACAATCAATGAGTCCAAGGAATATCCGCTCATGAACCGCCCCAATACGGCACCATCAACCAATTGCGCCGAGTTCGGGTTCACAATGTTGTCATCAAACAGAACTGGAACATCCCAATTGGACGCCTCCTCCTGAAAGACTTCGGAGAAGACACTTCGAGGATTCAAGATGCCCGTGAACTGATCCTCATAGCCGGGAGGCGCATACTCTTTATCTCTCCCCACAAAGAATCGAATCTTGCCGTCACGATCACCGACAACTTCGCCGGTGATTGTTTCTTTGATCTGCTCCAGGGCACCTACAGTTTGGCAATAGAAGTCGAGGAACCCTCTAGCTGCCCGATCTTTGTCAGTTAGATCAGTTCGCTTTGTATCTATCCCGGCTGCCCCGGCATCGTAGTTCTCGGGACTACCAAAGAACGGTACCACCGGCCCACCAGTTGTTCCTTGTTCAGATTTGCTGGCTTCCAAAATCTCACGAGCCGCCTGCCCGGTATAAGAGGCAAAGGGGATGACCCGACAGTAAAAGGAGTCGGGATTGCTGAACGTGTATGAGCCTTGCAAGAAAGCTCCGAGGAACCCATTCTCCTCAGATGGTGGAGTCGCAAACCGATACTGGTAACGGACCCGAGGTAATGTGACCATCCCGTCTGCTTTGATCGGAGCCAGAATCTTCTCTTTCGTGTACCGCAGCGTCAACGTCTGCCCCGACAACATGGGTAACTCAACGGGATCAATCAGGGAGACTGCCCCGGTCGCATAGTCGAGGTCATAGCCCACACCTTGTATCAAAGTGCGCCCCGGAAGCGTATTGCCAGCCGAATCTTGCTCACCCCAAATGACAAGTTCCACGGGACGATCTTGATACACCGGGGCTATCCCGAGGAAGTCTCTGGGGGTCGGTGGATAAACTGGTCGCACAGAGATTCTAACTGTATTCCGATAGTCTCGGTACCCACGCAAGAAGGGTGTCGTAACATTGATGATCGTCTTGGTAACTTCCTCGTTCATGTCGGCAGCAGCAATGACGTGGGGACAGCCCCCTACCTCAATAATGTGCCCTGGTACTGCCCATTGAAGAAGGTTGCCTTCAATAACGATGTTGGACTGCCCTCGATCTGCAGGTTCCCAATCCTGTGTAACCGTGAGCATGAACCCATCGTCTGCGCCAGTGACCGTCACGGGATGTTCAGCATCTACCGTGCTTGTGATCGGGCGATCAGTCAGCACCGTCAACACATCTTTCCCGGGTGCCCGTGATCCCGCTTCTGCGGTTGTGGCAGGATAAAAACCTACGGTCGTTGTATCCGTGTTCCCATCGTACACGCATGTTTTAATGTAGAAGGGGGCCGGTCCCAACCGCAGAAGCATTCCGGGCAACACATCCCCAGTGCGATCCCCAATCAAAGCGAAATCATCGGCACCCGACTCGATGAAGAAGGGGGGGCGGTAGATTGGAATTACCGGCGTCGTGTATGCTTGCTCCCCACCAAAGGACTCCAATACGGCGTAGCTGGTCTTGACCACGACGGTCGTCGCCACCGCATCCCTGAACTCCATGAAGTCGTTGGCCATGTCGTAAGTCGTATCCGAAACCCCGAAGTTTGCCAGAATCGTGTCACGGTACGTTGTCGGCTCCAGAGCCGTAAACAATGTTCTGGTGAATCCCGCAGAGTCCGCAGGGTTAAAGGAGTATCTTCGGTCATTTACCCTTGTGCAAACTTCGCCTCTCACATACAAGGGCAGGAAGTCCAATCGGAAGATCTCGTTCCCATCGTCGTCCAGTTTCTTGTTCCCATCGGGGCCAGCTTGATAGTATTCAGCCTCGACTATCTTGTATTCGCCCAACGGTTTCGTGAAAGAGATGCCCCCATTGATGGGGTTCACCACCACATCCAACCCACTCTCAGTGATCATCCGCTCAACGAAATATGCTGTCGTTGTTCCCCCAAAGGCTGTCATGTCGGTAGCGCAGATATTGAGATTGCCCCATTTATCGTACTCCACCGTGCGAGAAGCCAAAAGGCTCGGGGTCAAAAACGAGGCTTCCCAACGCACCACCGAGGACTCATAGTTGGTCAAGAGACTCGAATTGAACTTCAACTCCCCGGTAGTTGTCAGGTACTCAACAGCGGTTGGATTGCTGCTGAAAGAGGAAACTGGAACCAGCCCACTTCCATGTGAATACAAAGTGGTTCCAACTCGAACAGTAAAGGCTTCATCGTCGAAACGTGTATGCTGGGCATGGCTTGCTGCAGCCCCGGGCACAAACAAAGAGCCGTTCGCCAATGTCCCAAGTTCTTGAACCGGTAGCTCTACTAGAGTAGCGGTATTCGTGGCAATCAAGGTTGCTGAAGCCGCTGCTGTTGCCCCATGGCTCAAACCATATCGGAAATTGATCTCTCTTCCGCTCTCCAAAGCACCCGCCATATCCGCAGTCAATCTGGAGGCCGACTGCGCTGCCGCATCTTCGGGAACCGTCCCCAACGGCGACAAAACTCGAATCTTGAATGGTTCCTCGGGCAAATGGTTGAAGTTCTCACTGATGACATCGGCAACAATAGCCGGGTTGTATGTCCCCGTCGGGATGCCCTCGTAAACTTCCCACGCAATCGGAGCGATCCCGGAATCCGCAGGGAACGAAGGGGAAACCACGATATGATCCCCATCTGTGACAGATTGGATCTCATAAGACCCCGCAGAATCCCCGGACAGAACCTTAATCCGATAGCCTGCAGCCACCTCAAGGGCAATAAAGTCGTCGGCTCCAGTAGGGAACACATTGGTCAGGGTTGTCCCTGAGGCAGACCACGATCCCCCATAACCACGCCCCACCAGAGTCCCAACAGATTCTACGAGAGTGATATTTCCTGTGCCCGCATCAAGGAGATAGTCCACATTGGGGACACCAAAAGTGTAACTGCCGCCGTCCTCAGCCAGGAAGACGCCCCCGGTTGCATTGGGGGCGACACCATACAGAGTGTCCAGAACGACATTGTTCTCTCCCAGCGGAAGAGTTTGAGTCGGGCGATAGATGGGGTCTACTCCCGAGTTGCTCTCCAACCACTTGAAGTGGTTCTCCTCAAAGCGGTAGAGAACATCCTCCAAGTTTCTCAGAGGCTTCTGGTAGATGGTCTCAGAGACTCCCTTTTGAATGGTCGTGGTGATCTGAAAGAAGACCCCCTCGTCATACCCCGCCACGTCTTGCAGAGGCGGTTGGTTGAATGTCACCACCGGGATCTGTGAAACGGACTCGGAGATGGTGATGTCCGAAACACTGTACCGGGCATAGTAATCTGCTTCTGTCTCGGTTCGATCCAAATTGAGGGGAGTTCTGAATAGACCGAAGCTCAACCCTGAATCCACGAGCCACCAATCCTCTCCCCCAATAGCTTTCCAGCCGGGAAGAATCCCCAGAGCCGTACAACCGGAAATGTCCCGCTCACCATTCTGACCAAAGGCAATCTCAATCGTTCCACCGACGGAGGTGCTCGCCAGGGTCAGGAATCCATTTAGATCAGCCGCCGCTGCATTCGGGTCTCCGGCAATCAGAGTGGCCAGACTCGTTGCCACCTGAGTCGTGGTAACGGTGCCCCCGGCCGGGAAATCAACACTGGCATCCCAATCGTAGAAGGTTCCGTTGATCTCAAAATAGAGATGCTCTGTCCCGACCAATGTGAAAGTATCCCTGATCCGACTCACCACACGAGGGATATCTGTGTACGTGGCAGGGGTCAGAATTGACTGAGCAAAGTACATGTACTCGTCATCAAATCTCGCCCTATCTGTCGAACTCAAAGCCGTGAGGGAGACATTCGGCGTTGTTGAAGAGGGAACCTCCGCAACATGAATGGTGCCTCCTTTAACCTTAAAGGACATATTCGGGAGATCTGAAGCTCTTTCATTCACTGTCAGGCTATCCAAAGCTCGGGCTGCACCAAACGCAAATACATCTCCTAGAGTCTCTCCGCTGGGCCTGCTGGGTTCTACTCGCCGCACCAAGCCCGTGGTTGCCTCTGTCAAACTGTCTCCACCAGGTCTCGCGCTAGGGACATTGGTGGCATTAGGGGTCGCCCCCGTGTCATCAGGCTCATGCAGAATGCCTGAAGTGCCCAGGCCATCCAAGCCTCTCACGTCAGCATCGGGCACATATAGCGGCGTCAAGGATGAGACCAGAGTGGGGACAGCCGTTACGTTGGTCAAAGCTACGGGTGCCCTTGGAGGTTGAGACTGTTGGGTGAAAGAAACACCGTCATACTGGATTCTTGCTCCCAAATACTCGATATCGAATCCAGACTCGACCGGATCTGCTTTCTTCACGAAATCGCTGTTGAACAGCAGCATCCCGGTAGAAAGGGCGACCCCCACCTCATTTTCCAGCAAAGTGAGTGCCGCCAGATCTGCCTCAGTATCCACAACTGTTGCAGACAAAGGACGCCGTGAACCTACTCGAAGGAAAGGATACTGTCCTGGTTCGGGAATTGGGGCAATGAACAAAGGAGTCGTATCGGCACCCAACAAGTACCCAACGATACCTGAATTCTCTTTCTTGAAGCTTCTGGTCGAGTACCAGACGTTCATCCCGGCGTAGGTATTGACAAAACTCGGGTTAAAGATGAGTGTTCCTTCCGAAACTGCCACGATTCCGGCGATATCGCTTCCAGTGAAATCGTAATCCGTAGTGGCTTCTTCATCAGTAACCACGAGGATTCCTGAGAACTGTCCCGCCGGTACAACAGCTTTGTAGGCTACTGGAACACTGGAGCTATTGGGGGTCATCCCTACTCGGATCATGCAGTAGGCGTCCCCGGCATCACTCCCCGGGAGATAGTCTCCCACGGTGACCCCTGAGGGTCTCGGTGTCAGGGTGTACTCACTGGTAGACAAAGCTCCCAAGGTATCTACTGCGCCACCTTTGTATGGTTTCCAACTTTGGGTGCTGCTATCCCATCCGAAACGAGTTTCGTAAGGATCATTGCGAGTCCACCAGAACCGGGGTGGCGATATGAAGTAACTCGCTTCAACTACATAATCCCCACGCCCAACCGAAAGGGCACCCCCGAAGGTGGCCGTTAGGACTGAACTTTTGATTGTTACCAGGTTGGCGTCAGGGTCTACAGCGTAGAAATCCGCAGCCACAAGTGTATGATCTGTATCCGTATCCCCACGATGAATTTTCACCGAATAGATATTCGAGATGCTCCGACCATTGGCATCTCGAACCACAACTCGGTTCGTGCCATCTTGCTGATAACCCGAGGTTGCCAACGTGTCTATGGTCTGTGTTGTCCCGATAGGGATTGAGTTGCTTCCTCCGACAATGACCCATGGGTCAGAGGGATCAAAGACCGTGGGCGCAACAATCGAGAGGTGGCTGGAGTTCGCCGCCCAGATCAAGTATTCAGAAGTTCCGCTGACAGGAGAGTTCAGAATGGCTGCTCGATACTGATCCCCGTGAAGGTCAACTAAAGCCGGGTTATTCCCCTCGACAACGGGGAGGCTCCCGGTCAAGGGCTTGATGTCTCTTACAACCCCACTCACCGGAAGGGCAGTTGAAGAGGCATTTGAGGAAGCCGCCCTCGCTCCGTTGATTACGTGTCCTGAAAAGCTGAATCCCATTTGTTATACCAACCCGCTTGTACTTGTTCCCGAAGCTGCTGTGGGGCTAGGAGGCCCGGTCACGGTGCCTACTGCTGTCGCCCCCAAAAGTTGAGTGGCAATTCCAATGCCCAATCCCTGTGCAACAGAAGCCGCTGCTGGCCCTTTGTCTGTCATCGCTGCGTAAATTGCTGCGGCCAAAGTTGGGCCATTCGTGAACGAAATCGCCCCAAGGTCAGCCCCGACCCCGACTCCCACCGAGACTCCTTTGTAGGTAGCCCCGATGAACGCCGTTGAAATCCCGGTCGCCACCGCAGTAGCCAATCGAGGAGCAACCACCCCCTTGATATTTGCCCCCGCCAGGGCTGTCACAACGGTAGCCACATTGGGGGGCACCACAGTTAGATTTCCATTCGTCTGACCGGTCCCTGCTGTCCCTGTCGTTACTCCGGAGATTACCAGGTTAGCAGGCACAATCGCCCACGCATAGACCCCATTCCCAATCGCAGTTGCCAGCTTAGGGAAGGAGGGGCCACTTATGGATTGCCCTGCTCCCGCTGACATTATGCCAGCCGTTATATTTGCTGCTGATAATGGCATCTCTAAACCGGCAACCCTATTTTGTGGCCGGGGCTTCCCATCGCACCTAAGAGGGGGGAACCCAACGGCAACCCTGTCAATGGATCAATGTCCGCACTACTCACAATGTTTCCAATCTTCCCCGGGCCTCCAAGGAAAGCACCTGCACTTCCACTTAATGAGGCTTTTCCAGTGCTTTTTGCTGTAACAGAAACCTGCCCCACCAATGTAGAGGAACCGGCCTTCGCCTCTATTGACACTGTACCAACCTTGACGGAGGTTGAGAGTCCCGAAGAAGCATCCAGTTCCGAAGTGTTCAATGCCGCCTTGTTGAGGATCTTGCCAGAAGTGGTCTGATACGTCATATCCCCAATCGTCATAGAGGTGGTGTGGTTCCCAAGTTTGAACTCTTCTTCCCGATCCCCGATCTTGTATGTGGATTTGTCTACGGTGCCACCCGGGATCATTCCAGAGAAGACCGTTTCTCGGTAGGGGCCATTCGTGGGCAGAAAGTCTTTTGGCCCGCTGTAGTTGTTGACCTCTTTCCCATTCGAGTTCTTGACAACCTCTTTGGCCGAGAGGGTCAACCGATCACCGGCTGTGACCTGCACTTCAGTTGATCCCGATACCGCTGTGGTGGCACCATCTACAAGGGTCTGGGCTGTGGATGCGATCCGAGTGTACTTGCTACTCTGCATGACGGCAGCACTGGCACCCTCAATCAAAACGCTAGGACGGGAATCGTCAGACCCTTCAATCCCGGCTGAATCTTGTGCCGCATCCCCCGTGCTAATCTGACCACCACCGTAGATATGTACTGCCCCGGATTCACTCTGAAGCCCCAAACCGATGTTTCCCGTACTGGGATCAGCAGTTTGTGAGCGCAAAACCAGAGCATCGAAATCCAAATCGAGGGTTTTGCAACGGAACTTCAAACCACCTTGCAGGGCTGCTTCTATCGAATTCTCCTGCTCGGGACCACCGACAAAAGCTTTGAGTTGCCCCTTCTTGTTCACAGACCAGGCAGTAGGGTGTGAGCCATCTATGGGGTTGAGTTTGAACAAGGTTGCCCCATGGTCACCCACCGGCTTACCCAAAGCCGAAACCAAATCCCCTACCGGGGTTGTGCCCTCAAACACAGAAAGCTGAAGAGGCAACCCATATTGTGATCTGCCCTGTTCTGTATGGGGATCGTTACCAACAATGCTTCCGCCAAACACCATCTCGACGAAAGGGGTATTGATCCCGCCCGCAGGAATACGATCAGCGTCCAGGCCATCCGTCTGCTCGGTCACCGGGAGAGTTCCGTCTGCTGTATGGCATATCTCCATACGGTATTCTGTCAAAGTCTCTGCGGATTCGTTCGCAGCGGTATTCTCGGGGATATCAGCCGGGGTTGTCAATGCCGACACCCGATACATAGGCTTGCCACCATACACGGCATCCGAGGTGGTACCCGGAACACCTAAAGGAGGTTCAACCGCATTCCCATTCTCATCAATGAAAAGGCCATCCTTCAGAATGGAGAAAGGATCAATGGCAGGTGGGAGAGGGAACTCAGGGTCAAGTTCACTGCCGTCGATGTCAATTCGTTTCCGCAAAGTTCTGGCCGGTGCCAATCGCCCTTCAGGATGCGTTGTCCACTCTTGGAGAAAAGGGGTGCCTGAAGGAGCTTCCTCGATCCCTGCACCATAGACGGGCTGTATGCCATCGTCGCCTTCGGCTCTTTGATCACCGGACTCCCAATACAACCCGTCACTAATCATCTGGGTTTGCAGGAGGGTGCCGTCACGCTGAACCATACCCCCATAGATACGAGTCCCCGACATGGCATGAAATTGCTGAAGGGAGCGCAGAATGAATGCTTGATCTTGGTCACGGAGTCGTAGTTCATTGCAACGCCGATTCATCAGCGTGACCGATTCGTCGAGAATTAGATCAGCACCTTTGGAAGAACTGGCGAGCACGTCGCCCGGCTGCATGTGCGCCATTTTATGTCGAACTCTCTGGAAGATGCCATCGACCATGGCATTCTGCCGAGAGGTGAAATCGTATTCATCCACGGAATACGGCTGTGTGATCATCCAATCAAAGCCGTGCCAAACTCCCTGTGGAATCCAGGCGAGCACAACCGGAATCTTCGCCCCTACGCCGCTCCCTGTCCCAGAACTCTCTTGGGGGAGGAACCCAACTACACAATGGTCTCCGACCTCGGGCATTGAACCAAGGAAGTGTCTTGCCCCGGCACCGGGGAATGAGAGGGGGACGGGGATTCGCTCATACTCTTCGTCTTCCCCGATGACGGTTCGCAGTTTCACATAGTAATCTTCGTAGATCACCTGAGTCACTACACAGACACCCAACGCAAATGCCGACTGACCCGCACTGGGGGAACCTTTGCGGAGCTTTGTTTTGACTCCAATATCTCGTTCGAGCTTTGCTCTCTCAATGGATTTTGTAGGGGGAGGTGTCAGCATATTGTTACTCCTCTCCTAAAGTGCTGGCAGACTGAGCGATGGATTCTGCTTGCGCAGAGGTCACCAAACTTCCGGTTTTCATCGTTTTGATGGACTCGTTTATGGCCTCCAGAGTGCTCTGGCGAGGGTTCTCAGTGGGGCGTCCCCGGATATTCCTCTGGAAATCCTCCCAATCTGCCCGCTTCCTGGCGATGGCCAAAGCTTGTGCCCGATCTATTTCACTCAACTCTTCGACTCCGTCGATCTCTGTGAACGTCTCGATAACCCCGATGTCCTGCGATTCCAGAATCGTAGCGAAGTCGGTAGACATGGCCTCCATCAAAACCCCGGCTTCCATGGGGCGCAGGTCGGAGACATCCAGACGACTCTGATGGAAATTGAGATCGGCCAGAGAGTATGCAGCATTCCCAGCCGAGAGTTTTTGTACAGCATCCCTCTGATCCGCAAAGAAGTTCTCAGGGCGGTACCGAAGCTCATCCCCATCTACCCTGAGAATCCCGATGTCAAGAAGCTCTTGCTCCGAGTATGTCTCTTCCAAAGAAGACACCAATGCGGCTTTCGCAATCTGGTAGTCCTTGTAGTCTTGTGAGCCTTGTTCCTTGCCGCTCTTGTGCAAGTTATCGAGGTACTGTTCGAGGACAGTTTGGTCGATTGCAGCCATGGGATCTGCATTCATCAACTGATTGAGCACATTGTCCTTGGAGACCCCGACTCCTCGACCGTAACGATATGAACCGATTACTTGATAGCCTTGGGCATCCGAGACCGGGAAGATGGGGCTTTCGATTGTCTTTACTGTCGCTGCCTCCTTTGAGTCCAGCCCCCCCTTGGTCATACTCAAACCGGTGAACGCTTCCATGGCTGTGTTGGCATCGTACATGAGAGTTTTGACTTTCTTCCACTTTTTGTTGGGGTCTTTTGTGCTCTCAAATACTTTATCGCCCTCAGCCTCGGCAAATGCTTTACGTTCTTCGTAGGACTTCATGAGCCTTTGTGCGAATTTCCTCCCCATCGCTTCTGAAATCGAGTTAGTCAAAATCATCTTGTTCTTGATCCCCTGTTCCCTGATTGCAGGTCTCGCAAGGATCTCTTCAATTGTCCCGAGGAAATTCTCATCCGTGAGATCCGGATATGGGCCTGGGGTCACATCAGTCTGATTCTCCGTAATTGATTCCGGCATGATATTCCATGCAATCTCAAGAATGTCATTCAATACATCACTTTCTGAGGCTTTCTTGACAACAATCAGCTTGAACTCTCTGATTGCCACATCCCTGATAGCAACCATAATAGGAGGAAGTCTCGTTTTCTTCTTTGTGCGGGTACTCTTTTTGCCTTCCGCTTTCACATCGAAGTACCCAAATGCGATGTTCTGGATCTCAGACGTTGGTAAAATCGTTCTCGTGCCGCCCGTCTCGACCGCCAGCCCTTTCTTTACGCTGACCCCATATTTGTAGAGAGCTTCAGGTTTCGGGTCTTCGATGCTCGTGATGTCGGGCAAGAATCCAAGTCCGACTTGAGGCCCTCCCTGAAGATCCTCATCTCCTTGTTGATTCGGTGTCGGGTGCGCGCATGAATAATAGCGATATGTCCCCGGGGCACTCTTGTCCGAGAAAACACATTTCTTATCCCTCAACAAATCCAACAGGGTGCGGGAATTCTCGAAATCATCGAAGTCAGGATTCTGCCCTTTCAGTTCGATCCCAACAAGCCCAGTAATCGCTTTCAGAATCTCGATATACTCGATTGCATCCTGGTCAACCCCGGCCTTTTCTGCCAATGACGCTTTGTTAGCTTCGGCATTCGCAACCTCGGTTTTCTTCTTCGCAATCTTTGCGGCCACCTCTTTCGCCTTGGCCTGAACTGCTGTGTCGTCGCTGTTCAGATAGTTCTCGTAATCTGCCTCCAGTTTGTTCAACTCGGCCAAAAGGCTGTTGAGTTTTCCTGTCGCTGTCGTGATAGCCTCTGTGGTCTTCGCAGACAACTGACTGAAGGCATCTGCGACCTTCGAGAGGTTGATGGTCTGGGAGGAGGCATCGGGGGGATCTTGCCCCACGAGAATTGTGACCACATCGTCTGATCTGTCTTTCTTGTATGTGTAAGCCCCGGTATGCTCATTGTATTCGTCATAGACCCGAGTGATGATGTTGCCTTCATTCGCTGCCAATTCGAGAAGATTCTTCAATACCTCGGGCTTCGAGAGATCGGCAACTCCACCATCAGGGGCCAACGAGTAAAGCGGGTTGATTTCATTCGGGTCAAGTGCCATTACGACATTGGGGAAACCCTTGAGCAACTTCTTTTTGACCCCCCCCTTAGTGTCTATGATCCCTAATGGGCGTGGTGCCATGTACGCCTTATCCAAATGAATATCGTCAATTCCATTGCCCTGCATTTTCCCGGGAGCATAGAACTTGGCTCTTTTCGCCAACAACTGCAGGCTCGTCGTACACTGGCCCCCATACTGGAAACTGTGACTGAAAGAGTTGCAATAGTAAAAAGCGTCCAGATAGGGAATGTAAACCGGGTACCCTGGCCGTAGCTCAGGTCGCAGAGGGATCGTCAGGGAAGCATAGTTTGTTCCCGCATTGAGCACGTCCAACCGGTTGACGGCGGCGTAAAACATTGCCCTCGCACTATTGAAATACGAGGTTTCAAAACTCTGCCCACGCCACCCAAACTGAGCCACGAGCCTGAAATCGATGTACTGACCCTGCACCCCCCACTCATTTTCCATCCCGGTGCCTAACATATTCTTGAAGTGCGGCCCCTTGACGGTCATGTACGTAACTTCAGGTTCCTTCTCCGAGAAGTTGAGACTAACGATATCAATGTCTTCGATGCGGTAGATCCGTGAGGTGCTCGTATCGAGGTTGTAAAAAGGAGGCTTGAAAACCAGATCTCCATCCACATCCTGGTAGAATTCGAACCCGGTGATCTCACAAACCTTCTGGGCGATGTCCATCTTGGTTTCATAGGTGGACTCGAACAAATTCACCTCACCCATCTGCCCGATGTCTTTCACGAACGCAATCATCTCAAAGAGGTTGATTTCATTCGCCCCTTCATGAGATTGTGCGCCGAATCCTGCAATGTCGATACCGGCCTTCTCAATCGCTTTCTTCTTTTTGGGTTTTACAAGGCCCAGAGTCATAGCCGTGCTGAATATCCGATAGGCATCGTCTTTCTGATCCCCTTTAGGATAACGTTTCTTGAACAGGGCATTGACCGCAGAGGTGGAAAGCCGCCCGAGGAAAGCAGCCTGCGAAGCATTGAAGAGATGTCCCGTCGCACCATGCATACGCAACTTCATCATCGTCGTATTGAACCGTTGCTGCCAATACTTGAGATTCAACGAAAAGAGTGCCTCTGCGTGTTCATTATTGCCAATCTTTGCTGCTTGATTGGTCTTCTGGCTTAATGCCCAACCAACCCCTTGTGCTGCACCCCCCACATCTCGGTACAACTTGTAGATGATTTCGTAGGGGTGCCAACCGGTGAAATTGTGCCCAATGAAGGTAGTTCTATTCTTGGAGCCGGGGGCGCGGGCACCAAAATGCGAAGCACTGGTGCTCATTGCGTGGTAGCTCCAGAAGTACAACATGGAACCGCAATTCAAGGAAGCCGTTTGAAACCCCCCGCTATACGCATGGTCAGCCTGAGTAACAACCCCGTGGAACACATGATAGTAGGGGTACGCCATCAGGTCATCAGAAGGCTTCTTTCGATGAACCACAGGGGGTCTGGTCTGGGGTGGGATCAGATCGGAATCTATAGCATCGATAAGCTCTTGGGCACTATCGTCCCGGTTCTTCTCTACCGTAGAAAGCACCGAAAGCGGGTAATGATGCGCCTTGGCAGTCATCCCACTACCACCGGGGCCATATGCCTGATTCACCGGCCCGTGCCCTTGGTTGTATGCGGCTAACACTTTGTACCAATCGGTCTCACCTGTCGCTTCATCTGTGTAATAATTCACAACCAACCAGTGCAAGTGAGCGGTACCCATCCGGATATTGGCTTCATTGTTCTGGAGAAGGAACGCCTCATCTACTTCATCAGGGTTGTATCCGGCTTCTCTTGCCCGGTCTTTCGCAGTCCCCGCTTTCAACTGCATGAGGCCGGTGGCCCCCACACTATTCGGTGGGCAATACTTGAAGTTAGACTCGATTGCCATGGTAGCTTTCACAATGTCAGGAGGAACATTGTAATCCATTGCGGCTTGATTTATGTATTCGTCGAACTGGTCGTTGTCCTCAATGTAGCCCGACAGGTCTTTATAATCCCCGTCCCGTGCTTCTTTCCCCTCTTCCATTGATGCTGCTGTCGTATTATCAAAGGAAGGATTCACAGCTTTATCAGCCATCTCCGCAAGTTCTTCATCACCAGCCGCATCATCGGATACTACTTTCGCTTTCTGGGCCGTCTCATTGTAGATCCCCGACTCCTGATCCACATAGTCGCTGACATAGCGGAACAACCCCCTCACGGGGAAGTAGCCCCGCATATAAACGTGGATCTCTAATCCGGGGCGCAGAATAAACTGGGCGTCCCGAATGAAGGGGTCGGCACTATGGACGGGGATCGAAAGACTGATATTTGCGGAGGCCCCACCCGGATCTGTCCCCGCATCCACACTCACGGCAGTAATGTACGGTTGAATGTTGACACGCCGCCTTTTCCCTTGAGCCAAATCCCCAGGGATTGTCAAATCACCATTGACGTACACGAGACAATCCGGAGTATACTGAACTACTTTCTTCTGGTTCAGCTTCCAGGAGCCTACATAGGGGCGGTTCTCAATACCCACTAGCTATTCCCCCTTGGATTGAAATAAGGTTGTCTCGGTACCGGCTGCACGGCTTCCGTCGATATAACGCTGGGGGCTACAATCCCCTGCGAAGAGACTGATAATGACGTGGCCAGATTACCTTGTGAAGCCGTGGTTTCAGTTGTGTCCGAGGCGATCAGTACCGCAGGGCCATTCACTTGATCGGAGGATTCTGCGGGAGAGGGTACCGGGAGAGGGTTCTCAGCATTCCCTGTCGTATCCGTGGTGAGGCGGGGATCGTTTTCAGCCATATTTGGGGAGTTGATCGGTTTGATCAATCCGACAGGCGGCTGATGCCGGTCGTATTTCTGGACAACTGTGAAATCCAGATCGAAGGTGATGCCACCACCAGGTTGGGCTTCTTCATACCCCCAATTGAATGAGTTGAAGTTCCCCACATAAGTGAACTGGTCATAGTCGATGCTCACAACCCCGATCAAAGGGTGTGCCTGTGACTGCCCCAGAATATCGTAGATGTACCCATTGTTCTTGAAGAAAGCCAGGAGACTCATCAACTGCTGGAACGAGGCTGAATCCCGCTTCGAAGCAAACTGTACACCCGTGGGGACGTTCGTGTGCCACGCCTTCGGATCAAAGCTCCCCTGTCCTGCATAGAAGGCTCCGATGCGCCCTGAGAAGGTCATCCTGGCTTGTTCTTCCCCATATGCCTGGAACACAAGACCCGTGCGGGTTCTCTCGTTGTACTGTTGAATCTTCTGGTACTGGATCTGAAAGCTCTCCGGGTTGATGAACAAAGTAAGCGGGGGCATGTTCAAAACCCGCTCCAACTGCATCCCGATATTCTGAGCCGTCTTCATATCGGTAATGGTGGGGGCATTCTTGTTTTTCAGTTCGACGTTACCTTTGGCTGCTGCGGGCGACCCTGAAGTATTGGGTCTGCCCCCGACAGTGTACTGCTCCATGACAGAAGTTTTGTTGCCGTCTACAGCATCAGCATTCTGGGTGGAGAGTTGCTCTTTTGAGAGCATGAAGTTCTGATTATTGCCCGAGGCGATGTCTCCAACCAGGCCCAGTTGAATGGGCTTTCCTTTCGTCCCCTTTTCGTCTCCGCGCAATAGGGCAGGACGTTCCATGTAAAGGAGTGGGGGCATAATCTGGAGGGTGAAGGGGGAAAGCAACCGCAGGAGAGTGTTGGTGCCTTCCATGGGCGTCGAGTATTGCTGCTCAAACTGAATTGCGGTTTCGGAGCCAGTCCCGACTTTGTAATCCCCGGCTACAGGGATTCCTACGGTATCCAAATCCCCGGTGCCGAAATCATCCAGCGCACCAGCTACTTTGTCCCACAGGTTTTGTTCGTCTCCCGCCATTATTCGTTATCCTTTAGCTTCTTCGCTGCCGCATCCCAGATCCCTACCGCCAATTGCCCGAAGACCCCCGATTTCTGGATCGCAGTCTTGGCCTGTGCCCCGTAGGACTTCGCCGCATCTGTTTTCTTCGCCCGTTTTCTAGTGCCCGAAGGCGTTTTCTTTGACCCCTTCCGCTCCGACACCTTCTGTCCACTAATCTCCCCCTCAGGAACAATAATGCTTCCTACGTCCCGCAAAGTTGCTCCTGGCATCTCAGAGGGATCGGGGTTATCAAATCGAGACGGGAATTCTTGTGGCATCATAGTCGTTTTGAAGGACATCAGTTCTTTGTGGATCTGAAACTCTGCGGACAAATCGAACTGATATGGTTTCGCCGCTGCTTCCTGCACACTGAATGAATTGAACCACCCCAAATGAACACCCTCATCGAATGTCACCTTGATGATTCCCTGAAAAACGATGTTCCCCTCTCCGTCGTAAACTGACCCATTGCTATGGAACAAGGCCAGCATATCGAGGTACTTGTCGTAGGCGATTGTTTCTCGGCGGGTACCTCCAAGGTCTTTAGCAAACGGGCCACCGGTGATGTTGGAGAGGCCGCTATAAAGGCGCATGAAGCCCCCTGTGGCCATTTCGAGGGACATCGTACCTGGACCTTCACCCCAATGCTGTTCGACAAAACCTCCCTTGGTCTGGATACGTTCAATTTGTTTCGTGTAGGAGAATTTCATGGTGGTGGGGTTCACATGAAGAACCATCTTGAGATTGCCCGGGAGCAGGCTGGTTTCGAGATCAGTTGCCAAGACATCAAACACGACAGGGCGAATACCCAGACCCAGATGGCCGTCGTCAGGAGATTGGAAGGCACTTTCAAAGATATGTCTAGGTTGCTGACTCACGCGGGCACAACTCCTGTCGCTTCAAGGGCACGTTTGACGGTGCGATAAACTTCATCTTGATTGCCACCATGGATATGGACAGCAACTTGGCCTCCACCACCCGTTGGGGCTGCAGCCCCGGCTCCTCGGGTCATCGTATCAATGGCACCCCCGGTGCGAGAACCCATGAGGCTGAGATCGTCGGCCTTGGAGAATTTGGTGACAAGCTCTGCCCCCTTGGAACCGAATCGAACGAGGAAGTCCTGCGCAACCCCCATGTGCCTACTTAAAGTACCCCCAACGGCTCCTCCGGCAACGCCGACTCCTTGTTCCTCCAACATCTGCCAAACCGTCTTCTCTCCCCGTTTCTTGCGTAACCCTTCTTTAAGTTGTCTGGGGACTTTTCCAGCCAACAAAGCCTCTACCATCCCCCCAGCGGCCTCCCCCTTAATCCCAGCGGCTGCGACAACGTTTTCTGCCACTAATCTTTTCTGTGCTTCTACATTTGCTTCTGCCCACTCTTCAGGTGCTGACTTCTGCATGAAATCTTCGAACTTGTTCGTCTTGGCGTTTTTGTCTTTTTGTAGTCTCTGCCCCCTCTTTTCGGCCTCGCTAATATCGTCTAGTATTGCAGACTGACCCTCCCCGGCTGTCAGTAACTTCGCACTTTCCTCCTCTCTGATTTTCTGCTCTAGGGCTGCTTTTCTTTCTGCCTGAAGAGTCTGTTTTTCTGTTTTTTTCGCAAGAATCTCGACAGCTTCCGCTACTTTATCTTTTTTCTTACCCACACTTTTCTCTAACTCAGACAACTCCGTTCCCCATGCTTTTGCTACAGCGGGCTTTCTCTTTTTACGAGCCTCCTCCTCGGGGCCACCATACGCACCAAACCCGGTGCCTGACACCCCAATCGCAACCTGAGTCGCTACATCTTGTTTAGAGATCCCTCTACCCCTCTCCCAAGCTTTCTTTTTTTTGTACGCTGCTGATTCTTTTTTCAGTTCCTCTTGTGCTCTTGCTACGGCGACTTTTTCCTGACTGGTGCCTATAGTCTCCTCCCCCCACTCTTTTCCCATCCTTTCTTTAACTGCCCTATCCACCTTCTTCCTCTTTTCTTCCGCGACAGCGTCCATCGCAGACGCCTCAAGAGAACCTGCTCCCGCTTTGTAGTCCCCTGTAACCTTCAACAATTTCTTGAGTCCCTCCTCATCTGTGAGATTCAGTAGAATATCGGAAGCCTTATTTAACTTTTGGATATGTACTCGGAACGCCTTCGCATTTTCTACTCGGTTCTTGATTTCCGCTTCGATTGCTTTTCGTTCTTCAGGGTCTTTGGCACCTGCCAACTTGGTTTTTAAACCCGGAATCGCTCCTTCTTGCTCTGTTACTTTTTTCTGCGCATCTAGTATTCTTTTCGATATGTTGGACATGGCTATAGGGATGTCTGCTTTGACATCGTCTGAAAATTTGTCCCCAGTAATCCAACCTACAATGCGTGAAATTTGGACCCAGATCTTCTCAAGGATCATCTGAATGCCATGCTCCAAACGATCTGCCATAGTGATCGTAGCTGTAGACACATTTCGGGTTAACTTCGTCATTTCACTGACATCTGACCTCTTAGAGGCTTCCATGAGGGCATCACCCTGCGTAGCGATATATTCCTCCATGTTCTCAATAGCGTCCTTCTGCTTGATCACATTCCCGTCGGCATCCACCGTGGCTTTGTATATCTTGCCGTCAATCTCTTTCACAAGGCCGAACTTCTCGGCTGTTTCCTTCTGGGATGCAAGAAACTCTTTCATCACCTCAGAATCCTTCTCGGCATTCTTGAACCGGGCTATGTCCATCTTGGCCATTAAATCCCAGTTCCCGCTATACCCCTTCATAGTTGTGACCAATTCGGTGAGGGCTTTCCCTGAGATTCCACTCATCCCCTCAAAGCCCATTGACTGTAGTTCGGATGTTAATTCTTCTACAGATTTTCCGGTAATCCCTTTGGTCGAGAAAGCTTTCGCCAACAGCACACGGCTCCCTGTCAACGTGTCCATATTTCTGGCCATGTCTCCTATCTCGCCGCTAGTTCCTTCCGACACCCGGATCAATCGATCCAACATCTTGGCCATGTCAGTGTCATAGAGGCGCATCTCAGAAACCATCTTGTTGGCAGTTTCGCTATCCATTTTCGACAATGCTGCGACGAGATTCTTTTGAGTCTCTTTGGTGTTCTCCGTCAGTTTGCCCGTTTTGACCCCGTACTTTGCGAAGAAATCCTCAAGCAATTCGTATGTCCTTGCTCCTGCTTTGCCTCCAGATTTTACTGTCCCCCCAGTTTGACCAAGAAACTCTCCTGCCGCGTCTCGACCCTCATATCCGAAAAGCCTCTTATATGTCCCCGCCCCCGCTTTCATGATCGTTTTCCGGCGTTCCTTCATGTCCATATCAGCGAACCCCTCAGACAAACTCTGCACGAACTCACCTGCAAGCTTCGGGTTCATGAATTTGGACACATTCAAAAGAAGTGCCGCAGCCTCCTCCATTCGCATATTGAACATCGCCATTCCCGAAGTGGCTTGCAGCACCATCCCATAGAATCTCTTCGTCCCAAATCCCGCCTGCATCGCCGCCTGAGTCACCGCTGCATATCTCTCAGCAATCTCCCCTAAAGAAAGATTCAGGGCTTCCATATACTCAGCCATGCTGGTGGCAATTGCATCTGTCTTCTCACCAAGGAGCCGTGAGAAAGTCGCAGCCGTTTTTATTGCGCCCGCATAAGCCTGCATCTCCTCCTTGGCACCCTTGGCATCCCCACGAATCTCTTTTAATGTATAGCCTGCTTGAGAAAACGCATTGAGGACACCAATCGCCTCGTCTGTTTTCAAACCGAGATCAAAGACATCCCACGACATCGCGGCACCACGAATGCTTTCCAGTCTCTTATGGATGTTCCCCAATCGGCTATCCATGATATCAAGCGGGCCGACTCCTTCGAGAAGAGTTTTGTTGAACTCTTTCGCTTGTGCTTCTGCATCCATGATGATCTTGATGATCGCTGCGATCCCAGCAACCACCCCAGCAACCACCGCCAAAGTCTTTCCAATCGATGAGAGTGTCTTACCGACGCCCCCAGCCGCACCCCCTCTGGCTTCTGCCTTTGCACCCGCTACGGCAAACCCCTTGGCCATCTGCTTCCCGATGTCGGCCCACCCACCGGGACCACTTTTCAGACTCTCAAAGGCTCCCGCAATCCCTGCCCCAAAGGACTCCGCATGGTCTTCCATGGACTTTTCCATGAATTTGTTATAGTCCCCAAGGAGTTCCTTCCTACGTTCTGCAAGACGTTTCTCCCCCTTAGTTCGTTTCTTGAACTCGTCCGTGACGGCTGCCAATTTCTTATCGATTGTCTTTTCGTCAGCTTTACGGAGTCCCTCGCGCCCCTTCAAGAACTCCTTCTCAATCTTTTTCATGTCTTTCGGGGCAAGACCTGCTTTCATTGCGTCTGCCATATCTTTACTGAAATTCTTCGTGAACGCCTTCTCAGCTTTGGAAAAAGCCTTGAATAAGTTCTTGTCGAGACCGAGATTGATGCCCTTCTTTTCCAACTCCCCAATGGTCTTGATGGCAGACCGGGCATCAATTGCAAGTCCTAATCGAAGTACAGAATCAATCGCCATCAGTTGTCCTCACGCCTATGAGTAGTTTTCACTTTTCGCCCTGCAAGCTGACGGTTGATAGCATCAGGATCAGAGTCAATCTGTTCAATTTGCCCATCAACAACACGAAGAGGCCCTTTCTCTGCAGCCTCACTTAGGTATTTCTCATAGACATAATCGTGCTTCCCATCCGCAATGAACTGGGCACCCGCAGGCCGACCCCCACGCCGCTGCTCCAGCACAGCCCTTACCTGCTCCGGCGCATACCCTATCAAACTCATCGCTTCCGTGTCCTCACCCGCCTCCTGCGCCCGCTCACGAGCCGCCGCTAACCGTTGCTGCCTCTCTTGTCTCCCGGCCTCCTTTTTGGCAACAATTTTAGCTTTGTACTCAGTCACTACACGGTCATGAGCATCCATATCCCCAGCCAGCCAACGCTTCATCTCATCTTCCAACTCTTCAGGGGTGCTGGCCTGCTGAACTAGATCAAACTCCTTTAGTTTCTTGCCGTCCTCCCCATACAAACCAATCGCCGTATAAAAGAACCGATCCAGAACCCTTTGTTTATCAGCCTTTTCAGTTTCAAATTGTTGCCGGTCCTTGGCATCGAGACTCTTGATTCCCTTAGGGGCATGGGGACTGACCATGAATTTGGATTGCGCCCATACAGACAATTCGACAATTCGCTGATCCTCGAATTCGTTGTAAACCGTCCACAAACGTTGCACTACGTTTGAGCCTAGCTTCTCCGCTCCAGGGACGCCCGAGAAAGAATCCCTCGGAAACCCTCCCTGCCCGAGTTGTTTCCAAAGAGCCCTAGACGAAGCTTCCAAACAAAAAGCTTCTATCGCTTCTATCGCCTTATCTTTTCGGTTTGAGAGACCCAAAACAGTATGGTACAAGACATCGAGAACACCCTTTGGGAGTCCCGATATTGCATGGTGAAGTAAAACCGGGGCGTTGGCGTGCCCCAAGGTCAACTGACCATTAATCATCCAGACGCAGGTAGCAACGATCCACTGTTTCCAATCCCTCTCTGTTGCTGCCGCCGGAACACGGTGTTGCAACATGAAAAAATCGTTCGGGCCAAGATTGCGGACAGAGAGGGTGACGGGGCCAACCCCCAACTTATGGGCTAGAAATCCCGGTGTAAGCATCGAGAGCAAATCCTTGTAGAAAGGCTCTCGTTGCTGGTATGTGGTCCGGTGATGGACCATCTACAACCTCGCTTCACGGAGTTTGCGGCCCCCTGAAACGAGGATTCTTTGCACCCCCACCAACATCTTTGGGGTTGATACGTGGTCTCTCATCTGGGTTCCCTTCCCGGGTCTTCTCCGAGATCTCCTGTTTGTCGCCAAGCCGGTAAGCTGGGATACCGTCAACTTTACCGGCCGTCGTGACCTCGGCCTTCTGTACATGCTCAAGTTCATCCGCAACCTTCTTGGCTGCGACATGGGGAGGGGGTCTTCTGGGTTTTTTCTGAGCCTCTTGCCGTGCTCTCGCAATACGAGCATTCTCAGCGGCCACTTGTCTCTGGAACTCTTCAGGGTCATCGGGATCAACTAAAGATGATCCAATGTTCTCGAAACCATCCTCAGGAGGGGGTGTAACAACCCCGCCGGGAGGCTCTACTTCCTCTTGCGGAGAAGGCACGGGGGCTTCGGCTTGAACTGGCGGGGCATTGGGGATAATGGACTGACGAGGCCCAGGCTGTGCAACTGAGTCGGCTGGAGCAGGAGTGGGCTTCGCCACAACTTCTGCCCCGGCTGTCGCGGCCTGCTGCACCGGGGTGACTGTCTGCGAAGATTGAGGCTGCTCCTCAGGAGTCGGGGGCTGTTCAGGCATTGTCTTTTCATCCAGCTTTCCGGACTCTACAATGCTCTTGACCTGTTCGGAAACCATCGACTGCATGGAATCCTCTTCCTCTTTCTCCTCTTTCTCCAACTCCTCAACCCGAGCCTTGAGTCGTTCTATCTCAGTCTTCCGGTCGGACGGCTCAAATTTGACAGCTTTTTCAGCCTTCTCTTCAACCTGCGAAAGCAGTTCGTAATACTTCTTGAACATATGTGTGATCGCCGTGCGGGAAAAAGTTTTTTGAACGATCTGACGGACAGCGAGATGCCGGGGCAGTTTGACTTCTTTGCCGTTCTCCAACACCTTGCCCGTGGTCACAAATTCCACTTCCCGCAAATCAAGGTTGTCGACTTGTGCGATTGCGTAGCAGATGATCGCCTGTTTGAATCGGTCCAGATAGGAGAGGCCCGAAATTCGATCATCTTTTTCATCCTCAAAAACTGCGCTTGCAAATCGCTGCGCCTCAACCTCTTCCTGCGGGAGCAAGACTTGAAGCGTGACATTGTGCCCATCGTACTCAAAAGAAATCTCCCCCTTTCCAACATCCCCAATGGCCTGCAATGCAGACTCAAGCTGACTCATGTTGAGTTCCATCTAAAGACCCTCTCTGTTTTTGTGGGCGATACGTAAGGAAAGTGCTCGTTTCATCTGTCTGTTTCCATCCGTCTAAATTCTTCCAGCCCGTGTCAAACACAAGCGGAGTCAAAAAGCGCAAGTAAGAGTTACATTCTTTATGTCACCACGGCGTTCCTCTTTGCCCAGCGAAGAAAACCGTCTCAACCACTATACCGTCACTCCTACGTCGTGTTTCAACCCACTCCCCAAAGGGGAGAACTGCTATGTCGTGAAGGCAGACTGGGTGCCTTCGCCTGAGATGCCACCACCAGCGGTTGAGAACCCACCCGTGAAGCCTTCCTGTCCAGCGAACCTGATGGAACCAAGCTGTCCAATGGACGGATCGTTGCCAGTTGCCAGGAACTCACCGTACATGGAAGCGAAATCGTGAACATCAGTGACCATCACATCACCGGACTCCATGATCATCCCGGCATCCTTGGAGAATGACGCTGACCAGCTTGTGAACCAGCACGCCTCGTACATGGTAATGACCGCAGAATGCCCACGGTTGGCCTGTTCGTTGCTGCCGTCCGGGGTCACAGCAGGATACGAAATCGCCTGCACACCACCATCAAAGCTCCCCGGCTGTCCATCCATGCCCACATTGGCGACACCGAGATCCGCATCGGCCAACGTTGAGAAGACAAGCTGCTGTTCAACGTCGAAAGGCCACTTGTGATGAGCCAATGAACGCACCGGACCATCGACACCACCGGCATAACCCGTGGACTGCCAGAGATTCGAGAGATACAGCAGGGCACGCTCAAAGGACGCCGTCGGTGCTGCCGTGATGGAAGGCACCAATTCAGCGATCTGATCCCCAAAACCAATACCACGGAGTTCATCCACGGTACGACTGATGCTGGGGGAGAACGTACTCAAGACACCCATCTGCCAGAGAGCCGAAGAAGACCCATAGGCAGGGGTAAGCACCCGCGTCTTTTGAGAAACCGCAGTCCTCGTATTCGGGCTGGTGCCGTAATCGTAGACAAAACTCGACCCTTGCAAACCATTGGCGGGGGTGTTGTCTGTGTTAGCCATTAGAAACCTCCAGTGATCGAACCACTCCTATCTAAAGATAGATGATTATAGACTAGGAAACGAAGACCTTGAAGGTTAGGGGCGGAATGCAGCGCAGGGATTCAACCGGAGCGGGGATGGCCTCACAGAGGTTTTTCGACTCAACCACCCCCGCCCCGATTCGACAATCAGTTTTCATGGGTTCTTCCGAGGTTTTTCGACCACCCCACTGTTCCTGACTGCCATGGATGGGTAGCGAATCCATCCAATTTTACTATACTCCAATCCCAACCAAACGGCCACGCAAATACATCACGTCCTCAAAAGGCTCATCTTCTCGAATCTCCAAGTAGACCAAACCCTCGGCACCCTCGATCATTTCCCTCTTGATCCTATCCCGCTCACGCATAGCCAAGTACACTTCCTCATGCCCCTCATCCATGAAAGCATTCGGAAATGTCCAATGCTGATGGCCCATGAACTCAACAACCAATCCCACATCAGGAAAATAACCGTCAAACCGAAACCTCCAACCGGTCTTTGGGTTCCTGAACCTGTCTGCAACCCATTCCTCCTTGTAAGGCAACCCACCCAATGCCTCAGAGACTGTCTCAAGACAGACCCCTTGTGAAACACATCCATGAGCCGTAGACAATCCCAATCTTCTACATTCCCGTTTCACAATCGTATAGCAGCAATCCAAACCCGCAGTCGCACGAGCCAAGCTGATCTTCCCATTCTTCAATTTGAACGAAACAAAATCCTCAGGTGTCAGTACAACTCGACGCTTCTCATGGGCACTTGCCAGATAACGTGCGGTTTTCCTCAACCCCAATTCTTCCATGTACTGGTTCAAAGTGGGCAGGGAGTGTCCCGTTTCTTCTACCATCTGCCGATAATCTACTGTCCCATCAGGCTCCAGATAAGGATCAAAATCATCCATCGTGAGATTCAACAACTTCGCTGCCCGAATCTTCTCACCAAACTCAGGTGGTCGTTCCACACCCCTCAACTCACTCTTGTCACGAACCGCTGATCCCAAAGCCACAACCAGAGCCTCAGGATGCTTCTCTCGATAGTCTGGGTGAGCATTCTGAAGATGGCTCGTTAAATTCTCCGCACGGTACCCACACTCCAAACAAGTCACATAATCCTCAGGCTCAGATAGCCCCACCCACGTCGCCCCCTCCAGAGCCGTAGCATCTTTGATCCGGCACTCAGAACATCTTGGGTTATGCGCACTTTCAGACAAAAACTTGCTCACAGTATGGGTCTGTCCACAGTCAGGGCAAACAATCTCCTTCGTAGCACCCTTACCAAAACCACCCCTGCGACCCCTGATCGCCTTGGAACGCTTCTCGGTCAAAGCAGTACAACGGATCAAAGCACCCGGAAATTGTTCACGATATTGGTCCGCAGTTATTCCGTGAACTGCCTTCAAGTGCCGAGCCAAAGTAGAAGCACGCTTCCCACAAAGTTTGCAGATGACGTAATCTACACCCTCTGTCTTATCAGACCATCTCTGCTCATCCTTCCAATCCGCATAATCAGGATGTGTCTCAGACTGATGACGGAAATGTGTGGCTAAACCACGGGCCGATCCAGACTCGAAATCACAAAAAGGACATTTGATCATAGACTTGACCTCCTGAACCTAAATTATAGGGAAAGCAGGAGTGTAGTCAAGGACTACACGCCGACTGCTGCCTAGATTGTCAGAAGGATGCCTTTGTGAGGGAGAATTAGAAGATTCTAGGAGAAAAACCTAATGATTACAGCGAGTTACGCAAATGATACTGCACGATGATGTAGAGCAGCGGGAAAATGGGGGCGTAGAAACCCTCGACATCTGCCGTTGTCGGATCGTCGGGATCAACGACTGCGGTGATACCCGTGTAGGCCGCAACGATCTGGGCTTTCACAAGGCTCTTGAACATTGCTGCTACCCGGCCTTCAATCTGTCCCTTCACGATGGGCAGGAATTTGATCCCAATGAACTGGTCGAGAGTGCTCCGAGTTTGCCGCTGTACCTCATCCGCAATCTGGATGATAGTCGGGAGCTTCGTCAGAATGGTGCTCATATCCGTGGTCAACCCGTGCCGTACCCTGAGGAACGGAGGCTGATCTTCCAGAATGGTTACACCCTGTACGGCTACCTGATTCTGCTCTACGGCATCCAAAACCCGGCCAAGCTGTGAGAAACCTACCAGACGGACATTCGTCCACGGAGTCGCCACATCAATGTTCGGGCTGGCACGGTTACCCGCCATAGCCGAAGCAATCATGGGGCCATCTACCAGATACTCACGCGCCGCACCTTCTGCATCCTGCAACGAGATCACTGCCAGATCAGGATACACAATCCGCATACGAGTATTGCCCAACGTCTGCGCCAGGAGACCCACCGCGGTTTCATCGGTACCCGAAGCCACACCAATCAGACCCGTGCGCTCCTTCTTGTACCGAATGGAGGATTGGAGATCGACATGGCGGTCAAGATACTGGTAAAGAGCCGTAGAATCCCCCCTGAGCAACGTAATGACATCGGGAGAGATGTTCCCCCGTACCGGAGTCGCCAGGTCGTCAATGGCATCCCGATAGTCCGTGAGACTGCCGTACACACTGTCCGTGGCTTTCTGAACCTGCTTGATCCCTACCAGCACGGCACCATTGAGAATTGCCAGATACGAGGCCAGGGATACCGGGGCTTCGGGACCAACGGTTCCATATGCTGCTTCGATGGAACTCATCTTGGTCCAGAAGGCCAGACTGTAGTCCTGCTTCGTATAGACGTAGGTGGCGTAGTAGAGATCCCCGATGGTGGGTTCGTTCCCACTGCGCTCGAAGGTTTCCACGACTGCCGTATCGCCAACGCCCACGTTGTAGGTGTTGGCCACGTACATTTCCAGACCCGGAATTGCCCGTGAGGGCACATTGGCATCGGAAGTGAAGGTACTGGAGACATCGATGCGGAACGTTGCCGTTGCCCCGATCGGGTAAGCAATGTTCCCTGCCCGGTTCATAATCGTGAACGTCAAGCCCGTTTCGGCATCCACGTAGGTCTGCCCCACGGTACCATCCTGTCCCACACCCGCATTGAGTACGGAAGTATTGGCCGAACCCGAGCCGCTGGCCGGAACCGAAGAGACCACGAAGAAGCCGTTGATCCCCGCTTCACCCTGCGCTGTTGTTCCAGCAACGACATCGAGGCCAGTGCCGTGTCGCCAGCAACTTTCCAGAGTAGCATCATTGAAGATCATGGTGCTGACTGCGCCAGTAGGATCTTCGTAACTCTGGAGAAACAGATACTCATTGAGTGATGCGTCCAGTTCTACTCCAGCCACACCCTCGGCACAGAAGTAGTTGGCTGTAGGGGAAAGGAAACCAGTGAATATCACCGCTGCCAAGTCCGCCCCATTATGGAACATCAATGCAGAGGCGATTTCTTCGGGCTGTACGGCTACCCGATCTGAAGAAGCCCCATCACTGAGATTCAATGCGGAGTTGGCCGAGCCGGTCCCGATGGTCACATTGGAAGCTGTCGTTGAAAGAGCCGAAGAGATGCGGAAACCGAGGCCATCACGCCGTACATACTGTGCCGCCTGTACTGCGGCAAGGTTCCCGAACGGTGCGCCGGGGACGGCGGCGAGGTCGGCTTCGATTTGGCCAATGACAGTTGTGCCCGCACTTGCTGCCGTGTTGGTCGCCCCAGTAGAGCCTAACGCCGTTGCCGTCCCGTTGGCAGTTGCAGTGAACGTCACGGTCACTGGTGAACCATCAAGGTTAAATTCCAACACGTTATTGGCGGGGGATGCCCCGGCACCACTGAAGAATGTCACCTGAGGCTCACCCTCTGAGTCCCCAACCACCAAAGTCGTAAACTGCCCGTTGGCCAAGCCGATATCGGCTTGAACAGAAGCGGGTTTGACAGCGGCAACGTTGGAAGCTGACACATAGTCGTTGTTGCTGAGTCCCAGAGTTGCATTGGCTGTGCCTGCACCCACATCAATCTCAGACTGAGCAATGGCATTGTGAGCCGACATACGATCCATTGTAGACCATGCGTACTCGCCCGCACCCACAAGGAGCCGGTTACGAAGTACCAGACGGTCATGGAGGAGTGCGCCGCCACCAACACTTGCGATGGTGACTCGACGAGCGATGTTGCCGTCAATGATCTTGGCTTGACTCCCACCAGAGGCATCGGCGTCTAAACCCGCCATCAGAGCAAAATCCCTGTTCCCAGCGGCATTTTCGATGAACTCGAAATAACCCCCGCCAGTGGCAACATCTCCGGTATGACACCTGAATGAGAAAACGAGGTTCCCACTGGCATTCGCAACACACCAGATCCACGGCAACAGATAACTCGCTGTGCTGTTGATCAGGGCATTCAAGTCTAACTGAGTTTGAATTTGCGCTGCCAGAGCAGTTGCACTCGCATATGTTCCGGTGGCAAGCGTGATCGTTTGTGTAGCCACATCGTTGGCGTTCGAAGAAACATACCGGAACGAAAGCTGGTCATATCTGTTGTTCGCCGCATCGATGACAAAAGAAGTGTCAAAGACACCTGAACCGGCATATTCGGGACGACTATTCGGATTGAACAGGTAATAGGTAACAGCACCAGGAGTTGCAGTAAACCCTGCACCCAAGGTCGCAACCTTTCGTGCTCCGTCATAATCCGAAATCGTGGCGATACTATCGGTGCTTGCAGCACCCGCTGTTGGAATGACTTGCCAGCCGTTGTAGTAGTCGTCAATGCTGCTGGCTGTCGCTGCCAAAACGACAGAACCCGTTGAGTTCAGCGTTACGGTACCCGCTGCGCCACCACCGGCACCACCCGCAACTGCGATATCGAAGGTCGTTGTGCTACCAACCGCAGTAACGACATGAGTGCCGTTCACCGCTGGAATTGCAGCACCCGCGATCAGCACCGAATCCCCCACTGCTACACCATGAGCGGGTGCCGTAGTGACAGTCGTCGGGGGGCCACCTGCGGAGGTTGATGCAATGTTGACCGCTGTAGCAATAAATGTTCCCGTAGAAGCCATCGCAGCTTCGTTTAAACGAGTTACAAAGTCAGCAACCGTCTTTCCAGCAACTTGCGGATCACATGCAGCAGTTACTTCTACATTGTCAAGTGTTACCACTGCACTGTTGTTGGCGGCAGTCAACGTCCAACTCA